TCTGATTTAGAAGGTGCTGAAATTAAATATACTCATTGTGAAATTCATCCAAGTTTAATGTTAGGAATTTGTGCTTCGATGATTCCATTTCCGGATCATAATCAATCTCCGAGAAATACTTATCAATCAGCTATGGGTATCGTGTTTGCCCAATAAGATTAGGTTAGTCGCAAGGCTAATAGAGTTATTATAAGCTAGCTACCTTTTGAAAAGAAGGTCATTTAATAAGACTTATAATAACGAATTCATGTAAATGAATACCTAAATCTTAGTCCGTCTATCTGTCTATAAATCCCTATAAGATGTATATCGAAATGGGTGTGACATAAAAAGATAGATCCTATGCCCTCGACAGGGGGAAGGCATCTTACAAAAGATGGAGGCAAGATAAGTGAAAACGGTCAAGGTCCTTTATTTCAGGAATTAGACCGTCGGTATTATACAATATCGCTACAGACTGGGTCACTTATCGGTGTCTAATAGATTAATCTATTAGATGCTTAATGTACAGTCGGGACGACACTCTAATTTATTAGAGAACAACCTTTCAGAGTAATTATATAGAAACCATATATACCTTCCTAAAATTTAGATGGTATTTGTGGGGGAATATATAATAACTATGACGAAAGGCTTATTACCATATAAGAAATAAATATTTTAAATTGGTAATTTGTCGTATTGAAACAGGCTATGGGTGTAAGTTGTACTACATTTTTAAATCGTGTAGATACATTGTGTCATTTTCTTCATTATCCTCAAAAACCATTAGTAACTACAAAAGTTTCAGATATATTAAATTTAAATGAATTACCGGCTGGTGAAAACGTTATTGTTGCTATTGCTTGTTATTCAGGATATAATCAGGAAGATTCCTTAATAATGAATCAATCGTCAATTGATAGAGGTCTTTTTAATTCAACATTTTATAGAACATATAGAACAGAAGAACGTAAAAATTTATCAACTATGGCAGAAGAAAAATTTTGTAGACCGGATAAATCTGAATGTTCTGGGTTAAGACATGGTTCTTATGATAATTTGAATGAAAATGGTCTTGTAAAAATTGGGACAGTAGTATCAGGTGATGATGTAATTATTGGTAAGAAGACACCAATAATGAACATTCCTTCAAGGTCAAAGAAAAATGTTTCATATAAAGATAATAGTATTTCCCTTCGTTCAAATGAATCTGGAATAGTAGATAGAGTAATTTTAACTACAAATACAGATGGTTATCGTTTAGCTAAGGTGAGAGTTAGATCTCACCGAATTCCAGAAATTGGTGATAAATTTTCCTCTCGTCATGGACAGAAAGGAACAATTGGTATGGTTTATCGTGCTGAAGATATGCCTTTTACAGAAGATGGAATTACACCTGATATTATTATTAATCCAGCGTGTATTCCTTCGCGAATGACAATTGGTCAATTATTGGAATGTACTTTAAGTAAAAGAGGTGCGATTGAGGGAAAAAGATATGACGGAACACCATTCAACAAATTAAATGTGGATGAAATTTGTGATGAGTTCAAAAAATATGGATTTAATAGAAAAGGAACTGAGGTATTGTATAATGGTCAAACTGGTGAAAGAATTGAAACAGAAATTTTTATCGGACCAACATTTTATCAACGACTGAAACATATGGTAAAGGATAAAATACATTGTTCACGATTAGACCACGATGTTTTAACGATAGATGGTTGGAAAAACCACGAAACATTAAAAATGGAAGATAAAATAGCAACATTAAAAGATGGTCAATTAGTATATGAAAAACCATTAAATATATTTTATTATCCAGATTACAAAGGTAAAATGTATAGAATAAAAAATCAAAATATTGATTTGAATGTAACTGCTAATCATAGAATGTGGGTATCAAGAATATACAGTAGAAAACATATTTGGTTACCTCATAAATTTGAATTAGCTGAAGATATTGTTGGAAAACGTAGAAAATATTTAAAAAATGCGGAATGGAATTGTGATGATTATCAATTTGTTTTACCAGCAATTACTGATGGTAATAACAAATATCACGAAGAAAAAAGACCTGATATGAATTCGTGGATTACATTCTTTGGAATTTGGATTGCGGAAGGATGGGCTAATAAAGGAAAATGGACAACAACATTTGCTGTTAATAAACAGAGAGTAAAAGATGTATTATATGAAGCAGTAGAAAATATGGGATATCATTATCACGTATTAAATGAAAAATTACGAATTAATAATAGACAATTGACTGAATATATGGAAAAATTATCATTAGGTGCTCCAAATAAATATTTACCAGATTGGGTATGGAAATTAAGTAAAACACAATCTCAATTACTAATTCATTCAATGCAGTTGGGTGATGGTTGTTGGAATAAAAATACTACTGCTTCGCGATATTATACAAGTTCAGATAAATTAGCGAATCAATTTATGCAGTTATGTTTACATGCTGGTTGGAGTAGTAATAAATTGTTACATTTTAAAGCATTTGCGAATAAAGTTATGATAAGAGGAAAAGAAGTTGTTAACAAACATGACATATGGAATTGTAGTGTAATAAAAAGTAAAAATAGTCCAGAAGTAAATCATGGACATGTAAAAAGACAAAAAATTCAAGAAGAAGAATTATATGATTATGAAGGTCCAGTATATTGTGTAGAAGTTCCATCGGGTGTGTTTTATACAAGACGAAATGGTAAAGCATGTTGGACAGGAAATTCTCGTTCGACCGGACCAGTTCAGAATTTAACAAGACAACCTGCTGAAGGAAGAAGTAGAGACGGAGGTTTAAGATTAGGTGAAATGGAGGTAGATTGTTTATTATCACATGGAACATCTGGATTTTTAAAGGAAAGAATATTTGAGTGTTCGGATATGTATAATGCTTATGTATGTAATCAATGTGGTTTATTAGCCACTGTTAATCCCCAAAAGAATATATATATATGTCATTCTTGTGGAAATACAAATAATTTTTCAAAAATAAATTTACCTTTTGCTTCAAAATTATTGTGGCAAGAGTTGTATAGTTTAGGTATTGTTCCTAGAATTATAACATAAAATAATTATAATGCTACATTCTTTTCATCTATGTGATTATATAATGTGGAAAATTGTGAATGTAATGACAGAGGTGTAGCATCATCAACATCTAGAACAAGATTATTATTTTCGGAGTCATTGTCTTGTATTAAAATAGGTAAATTATCATCATTAGTTATTGGTCGACCATGTTTATCTTTCTCATCTTTGTAATAATATACAAGAGATGCAACAATTAACATAACAAAAGCATACCAATCAGCAACAGTAACTGGGGAAGCGGATATACCAGCTAGTTGTGGAAAACTAGCCAAATATGATGTAATAGGTGTTTTAAGAGTTCTAATAATGATGAATAAAACTGCTGAACCTTCTTGAATAATAAGAAACATTAAAATATTAGAAAATGTAGAAATAAAATTAAATAACATAAACCACAAAAATGCGTCTTGACATTCATCACCTGGATTACTATTAATTCCAGCAAACTGGCATTTAAATGCTTCTGACATATGTTTTGGAAAATTACTAAAAGTAAGAGTATGACTAGATAATATAGTAATTGGTAGAAATATAAATCCAATTAATAATTGATAGAAACATATCCAAGAATTCATCCACCAAACGCTAACATTAACTTCTTTTAATTTCTTTTCTTTGTAAACATACGACGCTGTTCCTGGAATAATTGAAGACATATATACAAACATCCAACCAATATGTAAGCTTACGTCATGTTCCATAAAATTTGGAATAAAAGATACTAATATACCATATAATGTTAAAAATATACCAAGATAATGAGATGGATAATATCTTCTCCCCAGAAAAATAAATGATGAAAGTGCTACCAGTGGTAAATTTACTTTATCAACAATTGACATGATAACTACACTCAAATATGGAATAGGAATTGTAGCTAATAATGCATTAAGTCCATCGAATGATGCTATAGCAATCATATCCTTACGAGATACTTTATTATTTTCAGTCATATCCAGTTTATTAGTCAAGTATAAATAAAGTGTTGGGATATAAAAAAAAATTAATCCAAATAATGGAAATAATATAGATCCTGATATTACTGTATAATTATTCATTGAATTTATCCACCGAACATTTAACAAATAATCAATACTAGTAAATGATAATAATAAAATTAAGTATAGTGTTAGTTTTCCAAATTTAAATGAAATATTATTACTCAACCAATCTTTAATATTATTTAATCTGATGTTCAACATTACTAATAAGGGTTTTATTTACATATCAATGTGTTTATTTACTTAATATAGGTTTCAAAAAAATATTAATATATGATATATATATAATATAGAGTTATAATGAGTTTAGATTCAAATGATACATCAGAAAATATATTACAAGATATTGATAATTATGTCAATTTAATTAGTGTTAAATTAACAGAGTATAAAGAAAAGTTAGAAACAAATTATAAGATGGATTTGATAAAGGTAAATGAAAAAATTGAAATTTTAGATAAAGAAAAAGATTTTTATAAAAATCAAGTTACTAATTTAACAGATGATAAAAAATCATTAATTAAAATTAGAAATGATTTAGTTAAACAGTTGGAAACTTACAAACAACAATTAGATGATGCTAAAAATAAAAGAAAAAAAAAATTAAGAAAAACAATAATATCAAAAAAAATAATTAAACGAATAGAGTCTTTAAATATTCAAATTGAAAATATAACAAAAGAAATTGATGATAATAATAAAAAGATAAAAACTTTAAAATCAGATGAGCAAATAAATCAAATTAAAAGTATTAATAAAAAACTTATGGAACGAAGAAGCGAATTAAAAAAAGAAATAGATTTATATGATGATATAATAAATTTACGATCATTTGGAAAAACACATTGTAAAATTGGATATGGCATGAACCCTAAAACTAGACGATGTGTTAAATTAACTGGTAAACTTGGTAAAAAATTAATTGCACAAGGATTGATTGCTGTTTGTGAAAAAGATGAAATATATAATCCATCTACAAATAAATGTGTTAAAAGAAGTGGAAAACAAGGTAAAAAAATATTAGCGAGAATTGGTGTTAAAGATAATAAAAATCTTTTGGGAGATTATTATAAAACTCAACAACGTATTTTAGAAGAAATAAATGAAAGAGTAAAAAAAGTTGAATTAACTTTAGACGAATGTCGAACTATTAATCGAAATTTAAATAAGGATATTATAAATTTGAAAGTAGAGAAACAAGATATTGATTTAAAATACGTAGAAAAAAATAAAGAAATTACAAAACAACTTTTATTAAATTAAATTTCAATAAATCTAAATTATTAATAAATATAATGATAATTATTAGTAATTTATAAAAAAAAGACTTATAATCTTGAAAAATTACGATCTTCAATTAAACTTGTTTGATTTCCTTGATTTTCATATTTTTTACAAGAATTATAAGTAAGCATTGTAAAATGAGCACTCATTGTTATCAATAAAATAATTGTTAAACTTAGAATTAAACAACAAATTGGATGTGATGCTAATGTAAATTTTATATCATCTAATGCTAAACTTTCAATAGTTAGTTGATCTACGATAATTGGAGGTACAGACATATTTCAAATTATTATATAATATATGAATTCCCTTATATTTTAATCTTTAACTTCAATTTTATACAAAATTTAATTCCTTCTTATATCACTTTGTAAATAAATATCTTCTAATAAAACATTTTTTGATTTATTTCTTATTTTCATACATATTGCATATGACAATATTGAAAATAAGATTATCATAGTTAAAAATAAAATTGTTGTTAAAATATACATAAATAAAAAACTTGGATATTGTGATAAATTTTTTACTCCATCTAATGTAAATTCTTGTATTGTGACATTCTCAATTACTACTGGCCTGCCTAATGGTGAACTACTATTCAAACTCATTATTAATTAAATATATGGTAATATTTAATTAATAATATTTATTATTTAACAAATTTTTATTTTAGCTATTATAATACGCATTAATTGTATTATTAACAAAATCACGATATACTTTTACATCCTTTAATCTACTTTCTAATGTTGGTACTCCTTCTGGTAAAAAAGGAGTATTTACTACATTTTTATAAGATAAAGAAAAATCAGGTAATATTAATGGTTGATCAGGAAAACAATCTAAAAACATAGCAAACTGTTCGCGAGTAATTTTAGAATTAATACTTGAACGAACACAATGAGGAGTTGCTCTTAAATGTCCCCCACTTAATAATTGAAACATTTCTCCAAGTTGGACGCCAAAACAATTTTCTGGAATATCAACTTTTACAATATTTCCATTTCTAGATTTTATATAAAGACCACATTCATCTGGTTTTTTAATTTTGTTACCATTTAAATCTAAAAATAAAGGTGATGGCAATACAGTAATACTACCATGATCTAAATGCCACCCACATAGACCATCTTGCTGACAATTATATTTTGTTTCTCTTGGAAAATAATGTAATAGTCTTCCTTTGTAAGTCTTAGACTTTTTTATCATATTATAGAATGTATTCTTTTTATGAACGTTATCAGAAATTTTTTGTAAATATTTATCAAGATGATTACATACTGATAATCCAATATTCAATTGGATTTGTCCCAATTCTTTAAATGCAAATTCAAATTCAGGTAAAATATCTTTAGGCCAAATATTATTACCATAAGTTCCAGGATATTCTTTTTTGAGTTTATCATCATCAGTAATTGAATCATATATAGGATTAGCATAATAAGAACCTTTAGCTATATCAGGAACACCGCTTTTCATTTTTTCTTTACCATGACTCCACCCGAAAGAAAAATTACTTTCAGAATGTACATATTTTTCTTTTATATTTTCGGGTAAATTAGCAAAAATTTGTGATAATCTTAATAATTTATTTTTTTTATTACCCAAATTTGGATAATCGGTTATCAAAATTATTCCAAGTCCATCTTGTCCATAAGCTTGTCTAATTGTATTTGTTAAATCTTTATCAGATAATAAGTCATTATAAGATACAGAAACTATCTTGTTTGTCATTTTATATATTTACTCTGAAATCTTTAAATCAATTTTTTTTTTATAATTTTTTGTAATTTTATTACTATCGGTTCTTTATTTTTTTTATTTCCTGAATAATTAGGAAATATTATTTTTGTTTTCATCATTTCTTTATATGTTTTTGTTTTTCCAGTTGTTGGAAAATAACGGAACGATTTGTTTTGTTTTGTTCTTTGAACCATTTTATAAAAGGGAGTACGAATTTCATTGCCCATACATTCTATCTGTAATTCTTGATATGGTGTTTTTTCAATGCCAATTTTTTTGTTTTTTTTATAAAAATATTCTCTGGAATATTGTAAATTTTCTATCATAAATGTCAACACACTTATATCATTTCTCTGATTAAGAGTGTATGCTTTAAAACGAGTTGCATATAAATGTAACAAAGTTAGATGATAGGAAGCATATTTAATTCCATTATTTAAATAATATGGCTGACATATATAAGTTGAATAAATAGTGATGATATTATGATTATTAATATTAATTGAAGTTGACTTTCCATATAATTCAAGAAATGGATTGTATTGATCTACAGATAAAATCCCAGATTTATCTAAATTTTTCTTAATGAAAGAAATACAATCAGCATAAACATTATCATAATTATTTGTATAAATAGAAATTTTGGAAATTGGTATTAATTTTTCTTTCATATTATATATTTTTGAAGTTTCTATTAAATTATTATAAGCAAGATTGCCGATAACAATAATATCATTTCGTACTTTTAAAAAATCGTCAATTAATTTATTAAAATGAGATGTCAAATATTTGGGAATATCTATAGATTTTTTATTATAAGATAATTTTGAAATTTCTTTTTTTGTTTTGATTAAATATAAACTTTCTAGTAATTGACATCTCGCATAATTTTTTTCTACTTTCAACCATCCAGTCATTGGGTTATTTAATATTCTGTACATATCCATAATTTGAAATTCTGGGCGAACATAATGTATACCTTTAACCACAAATGTAGGGATTTTGTGATAATTGAATGACCAAACATATGATATATCTGCTAATTCGTTTTCATATAATTCTGCGGTTACCTTATAAGTATTTGAATGAAATGCTTCTTTTGCGGAAACTTCTTTAAATCCAGCTTCAACTAATAAATTTGCTATTGTTATACAATCTTTTATTGGCTCTGGCGAATAAAAATCATAATCGGGGAAATCATCCGATGTATATAATGTCTTTTTTGGATTTTTAGAAGTAATCGCTTCATTAATAGCCATTCCACCAAATACTTTTCTTTTATTTTTAATAATATATTCTCTCACAATTTTTGCTGCTCCCATCATTTTTTCCTTTGTAGGTGTAATTTTAACATCAATTACTTTCTGATTTTCAATAATTAAATCTGGAATATGTTTTTTAACTTTATTTTTCCTAATATTTATGTCTCTTTTGGTAATTTCTATATTACTCATTTGTATATAATATTGAAATATAATAAAAACAAATAAAAAAGTGATAAGAAATTAATATAATATATAATATAACAAAGAATGATATCTAAAATTTTTACAAACTCTTTAAAAAGGGGAATATCGTTTAAACCAGTTAATAAAATTAATACATTTAATTATAATTCATTGAGAAGAATGAGTAACAGTGTAAGTAATTTTTATGATAAAAAAAATTTAACTTATGGTCATGGAATACCAAGTGAAATAGTATTTGGTAGAAATGAAACAACCATGAAACAAATTCCATCGATTTTAAATGGTGAGAAATGTGCTGTTCTTGGATATGGACCACAAGGACAAGGACAGGCTTTGAATTTAAGAGATTCTGGTGTAGAAGTTTGTATTGGGGTTAGAGAAAATGGTTCTTCTTGGAAAAAGGCTATTGAGGATGGTTTTATTCCTGGAGAAACATTATTTCCAATAGAAGAAGCAGTTGAGAAAGGAAATATTATTATGTTTTTATTATCTGATGCTGGTCAGATTGATATTTATCCACAGATTAGAGATAAGTTAGACAATAAAAATAAAACCCTTTATTTTAGTCATGGATTTGGAGTTGTTTATCAGGATAAAACAAATATTGATGTAGATAATTTAAAAAATACTGACGTTATTATGGTAGCTCCAAAAGGTTCAGGGAAAAGTGTAAGAACATTATATCAAAATGGTGGTGGAATTAATGCATCTTATGCTGTACATAGAGATGATTCTGGAAATGCTGAAAACAAGGCATTAGCTATTGGATTTGGAATCGGTTCTCCGTATATTTATGAAACAACATTTCTGAAAGAAGTATCGAGTGATTTAACTGGAGAACGTTCAGTATTAATGGGGGGAATTGCTGGTTTATTCAAAGCTCAATATGATGTTTTAAGAGAACATGGACATAGTCCAAGTGAAGCATTTAATGAGACTGTTGAAGAGGCATTACAATCATTATATCCATTAATTAACGAAAAAGGTATGGATTATATGTTTTCAAATTGTTCTACAACTGCTCAACGAGGTGCGCTTGATTGGTCTAAACGTTTTGAAGCATTAAATAAACCATTAATTGAAGAAATTTATAAAAGTGTTATTACGGGTAAGGAAGCAGAAAGAACAATTGATTGTAATTCTTCATCAGATTATAGAAAAAAATTAAACGAAGAATTAGATGAAGTAAATAATATGGAAATCTGGAAAGTGGGAAAAGAAATTAGAAAATTACGTTTTTAAACGATGTATATTGTATGATTATCAACATATATAGATATTAAATTTTATTTATATATATTTATAATAAAAAAATGTTAATTATTTATTGTTTATTGTTTTACTCCAGCGGCGTTATAATGAACTCCATTTGCAGCAAGCCAGTCATTATCACTAATTTTTTTTTGACAACAGTCATTTCCTTCTTCGCCAAAAAGAGCAATTTTTTCAGTGATATTGTCTTGTGCATCTCTGCAATTCATAACAGTAGAATCTTCAATTCCTAAGGAATTTGTTCTAACAATTAAACAATTTCCTTTTCCAGCAGTAACTGTAAATTGTGATCTGTCGGCATTGTACATACCGCATCTACAGATATCACCAACACTAAAATTTTGTGTGCAACAAATATTATTATCAGGCATAGTTATTTATACTATAAATTAAGATTTTTATTTTTAGAAAGGTTTTAATTTATTAGTTAAATAAATAATAAAATTGAAATTAACAATAAATTATTAATTTAATTTAATGGAAATTTCAAAAAACGGTTATACCTTTTATATTAAAAGACTTGAAATCGAAACTGATAAGCAACTAATACAAAGAAGTTGGTTTATAGTTAATCAGTTAAATGATATTGAGAATGAAAATTTAGTAAAAGATTTTGAAAAGGCAGTAAGATTATCTCGTATTTGGCATAATATAAAAAATTTGAAATGTAAATATCATGATCAAATTATGGATACTATTTCTAATAAACAATTAAGACATTTTTGTTAAAATTTATTAAAAGATGGGAAAATAAATAGTAATTTTTATAATAAAAAATAAAATTTATGTATAAAGATACTATTATGTTATAATTTATAAATATAAGAAATGACATTAATAAATAATAACAATATTGAAAAAGTTGAAAAAGTTGAAGAAGAAAAAAAAACGGAGATAAAAACTGACAAAAATGTAGATATATCTCCGCCAGTTGTAGTAAAAAGGAAAAGGGGAAGACCAAAAAAAATAAGAACAGAAGAAGAAAAAAAAATGGTAAAAGTAAAAAAAAAGAGAGGCAGAAAGCCTAGAATAAAAACAAATGAAGTCAAAGATACCCCTACTACAAAAAAAAAGAGAGGAAGAAAGAGACGTGATAGATTTTATAGTTTAAGCAAAGGAGAAAAAAGTCAATTATTTGATAAAAAAAGACATCAAGATAGTATTATTGTAAAATTACCAATTGATATTGATTCTCTTGAAGAACAACATATGAAAAATTTTAACAATGATAATCTATTTATCGAAAATAGTATTTTAACATATAAACCTAATTTAGATACACCAAAACCATATGAGCCATCTACAAACGTACAAAATTTTACTACTAATAATAATGAAACGGAATCTTTACATAATAATGAAATTATTTCTACTACAAATGAAAATAATATAGAAAATTTAATGAATTCGTATAAAGAAGTGGAATATCATTTACATGAAAGGGGACAATCAATAAAAACAGATGTAAAAAATACAATGAATGAATTTTTAATAGCAAATAAAACTACTGAGTGGGTAAATTCAACTAATATTCGTTGTTGGTGGTGTTGTTACGAATTTGATAATAAACCAATTGGAATTCCAATATTATATAAGGAAAATAAATTTCATGTTTATGGATGTTTTTGTAGTTTTAATTGTGCTCTTTCATATAATTTTAATACAGATGATAATAAAAAATGGGAAAGAATTGGTTTAATTCATTTATTATATAAGAAAATCTATAATACAAAAGAGGTAAAATTATCATATGCTCCAGATAGAGAATTTTTAAAAATATTTGGTGGTCATTTGGATATAAATAAATTTAGGAATCCAAATGAAATTTTAAAAAAATATGAGGTAGTTTATCCACCAATGTTGTCAATTATTCCTCAACTGGAAGAAACAGAAATATATGCTGAATCTTCAAATATGAGAAGATCAAAACAAGAAATACCTGTAGATCAAGATAGAATTCAAAGAGCTAGAGATAAACTTAAATTAAAACGACAAAAACCATTGAGAGAACACAATACATTAGAACAATGTATGAAATTAACTAGAAATAAATCATAGTAATTTATTATGAACTTAAGATTTTGCGTTATTATTAATGTATAACTTTCTAATCTATTTTATAAAATGAATCCTCCTCAGTTAAATTTTAACGCTTTGTCAAATATAGAAAGAACTATCCGCGCCAATGATAAAAATATGCAAAGTATAGCACCTCGCGTTAACTTAAATATAGATAATAGAATGAACAATTCTGGAAATGACAGATTATCCGATGACGAATTAGGTATGGATATTTTAGCTAATCCAAAAGTAACTCGTCGCAGAAGTGTAAGCTCAAACGTTGATTTATCAACACCAGTTAACAATTTTTCTAATAATATTGGAAATGATATTGGTAATGGTAATGATTTTGGAAATTCGAATTCATTTAACCCTATTCAAAACATTAATATAAATAGGGAAGATGATATAGATTTAGACGATGAATCAGTTCATAGTCATCATAGTGATCAAAGTCAATCAAATTTACGCATCCCAAACGAAGATATGTTTGGAAGTCGTCGCTCAAGTATTAATTCAAATGATAGATCTTCTATACATTCATCTGATTATGACGAACCAAAAAGTCCTCGAACAATTCTTAGAGAAAAGAGAAAATTATTATTTAAACTAAAAAGATATGAAAAGAAAGGTTATAAATTATCTGCTAAATTTAGCATTCATACTCCATTAGAAGAAATTCAATGCGAATATGAAACAATTAGAAAGGAATCAAATCTAGAAAATAGTTTAAAAGTGTCAAAAAATATTTTAATTTCTGTTTGTTCTGTTTTGGAATTTTTAAATAATAAATTTGATCCATTAGATGTAGTATTAGATGGGTGGTCAGAGGAAATAAATGAGGATGTTGAAAGTGGAGATTATGATGAAGTTCTTGAAGATTTATATGATAAATATGCTGATACTGTAGAAATGGGACCTGAAATAAAATTACTGATGATGATAGGTGGTAGTGCTGTGAAATTCCATCTTTGTCATACTGTATTGAAAACCGTAATTCCTGGTGCAGAAACATTATTAAAACAAAATCCAGGATTAAAAAGTGATATTGCCTCACTTATTCAAAAAAATGTTCCTGAATTAGATATGGATAATTTGAATGTGATGCCACAGTCTGGTGATAGAGCAAGTGGATTGGGAAGAATGTCTCAACCACGAAGAGAAATGAAAGGTCCAACAAATGTTGATGATATAATTCGAGAATTAGAAGAAAATGATTTCGATAATATGAATAATATAAAACAAAATGATTTTTCTGTTGGAAAAAGACCAAAAAAAACAATTAGTCTAGATTTATAAATAATTATATTGGATCATTAGTATAGAAAATGGAACAATTACAAGAATTTTTTAAAAATAACAGACAAAATTTAATTAAAATTTTTGTTGATGAAAAATTAAAAAACGGTTATGGTGCTCTTTTTATTTCTATTAAAAGAAATTTAGATGAAACGCCAAAATCCATAGATGTATATTACTTAAAAATGATACAAATCCCAAATACAATTCGCACAGATTTAATTCAAAAATATCATGATGCAAATTCTGATACTAATGTATGTTTTTTTGTATTATTTGATAAAAATACATCTATCATTATAGAAGATAAAATAGAATAAAAATTTATATAAAATGATGTATTTTATGTATTATATTTTTTATATATCATAAAAGTATATAAAATATATAATGACATCACAAGATTGGAATATTGATGGTATTCAATTTAGTATATTAAGTGATGATGAAATTAAATATCGTTCTACACTTGAAATTACTGAAACAAAATTAATGAATAACGAGGAAAAAGTTAATGGAGGGTTACTGGATGAACGTATGGAGGATGCTAGTAATATAAAACCTGGAAACTTTGGGCATATAGAATTAGCTAAATCCGTATATCATATAGGATTTAAAGATATAACAAATCAAGTTTTAAAATGCATATGTTTTTATTGCTCTTCTATTATTTGTAGCAAAGATGACCCCCGTTTTAATGATGCTATTAAAATAAATAATAAAAAAAAAAAATTATCAAAAATCAAACAATTGTGTAATAAATATACTAACTGTTCAGTTTGTCAATTTGTACAACCCACATATAATATTCATCTTGATGAAATTACTATTTCTTTTCAAGCATCAAGAAATGAAAAAATACTCCTAGAAGCAGACCAAGTGAAATCTATATTTGAACGTATTTCACCAACTGATTCAAAATTACTTGGATTTGACACAAAATTTAATAAACTAAGTTCTTTAATAATATCAACTTTGTTAATACCGCCACCAAGCATCCGCCCAACATTGATACTTGATTCTGGTATTCACTCACAAGATGACATGACTCATAAATTATTAGATATAGTAAAAATTAATAAAATTTTAAAAAATTTTATTAAAATTGGAGAAAATGAACAAAAAATTCATACATTAACTAAATTACTTCAATATAATATATCAACATATTTGGATAATAATAAATTAGATGTTCCCGCAAAAGGAAAATCTGGAAAAAAATATGTATCATTTAAAGATAAATTTGATGGAAAAACAGGACGTATTAGAGGTAATTTAATGGGAAAAAGAGTAAACTACTCTGCTCGTACAGTTATCGGAGGAGATCCAAGTATCTCTATTGATGAAGTTGGAATTCCATACTCAGTTGCTATGAATGTTACATATCCCGAAAAAGTATTTGATTTGAATATTAATAGATTACGAGAAAATGTTAAAAATGGACCTAATATATATCCTGGAGCAAAATTTGTTATCAAAAATGGAAGAAAACATAAAATAAATCCAAACTTATCCCCTATTTATATAGAAAATGGAGATATAGTACTTAGACATTTAAAAGATGGTGATAACCTTATTTTAAATCGGCAACCAACGCTACACAGATTAAGTATGATGGGACACAAAGTTAAAATTTTGCCATATTCTACTTTTAGATTAAATTTAGCAATTACAGAACCATATAATGCTGATTTTGATGGCGATGAAATGAATATCCATTTTCCCCAAACATTAGAAGCATCAACTGAAGTTAGAGAAATTATGATGGCACCTCAGAATATTATGTCTCCTAATCAGAGTGAACCAAAAACTGGATTAGTTCAAGATTCATTATTAGGTATTCGGAAATTTACACTTAGAGATACATTTTTGAAAAAAAATACTTTTATGAATATAATTATGGATTTAGGAAATAGTTGGAATCATCAAATACCTGTACCAGCAATAGTTAAACCAAAACCAAAATGGACAGGAAAACAAGTTGTATCAATACTATTACCAAATATTGACATGGAAGGTAAATCTAAAGGACATAAAAATTTTCAAAATGAACAAAAATTCATTTCAAAAAATGATACGTATGTTAAAATCATGGATGGAATACTTATCTGTGGAATTTTAGATAAAAATACAATTGGTTCTAGAGCAAAATCAATTATTCACATAATCTTTAATGATATGGGATTCAGTAAATGTACCGATTTTATTAATAAGATTCAACATATATCTAATAGATATTTAATGCTTCGTTCCGCTTCTGCTGGAATTAATGACTTAGCTCTTGAATCAGAAGTACGAGATAAAATCAGTAATAAAGTAGATGAACTTATCAATGAAGCAAATTCCAAAACAAATGAAGGTGATATAATAGACATTTTAGGTAAAGCATTGAAAGAAACAACTAGTATTATAAAAAAAAATTGGAAAAAAGAAAATAACTTTTATCAAATGTATACCGCAGGTTCTAAAGGTAAAGATAAAAATATTGGTCAGATGATGGGGTCAATTGGACAAAATACTCTTTCTGCTAAAAGAATGAGAACAAGTTTTAAAACAAGAACATTACCACATTATGAAATAAATGATAATAGCCCAGTTACAAAAGGATTTGTTAAAAATTGTTATATTATTGGTCTTGAACCAGATGAATTTTATTTCCATACGATATCTGGAAGAGAAGGTATAACAGATACAGCTGTTAAAACAGCATCCTCTGGTTATATTCAAAGAAGATTTATTAAATCTATGGAAGATATTTCTGTCAAATATGATGGAACTGTTCGTAATTCAATGAATGATGTTCTACAATTTTTTTATGGAGGTGATTCTCTATCTACAACATCTATTGAATTATCTGAAATATCAAATTTAGAATTAAATCTAAATGATTTTAAAAAAAATATTAAAATGTCAAGCAACTCTACAACCGATAAAAAATTAATTAAAGAAGAATATAATCAATTAATTGCAAATTATAATTATTTACACGATAATAATATTCAAGATAAATTTTATTTTCCATATGATTTGGGTAGAGCAATTTTAACAATTCAAAAACAAACATATAAAAATGATACCATATCAATCTCATATATTGTAAATCAAAAAAAAAATCTATTTGAAAATATTAATAATATGTATCCATTACCAATTCAAGACAAAATTATGAAAGAACAAATATTAAACGAACTTACGAGATTTGTTAAAATACATATATATAATGAATTATCTATTAAAAATATTTTATATAAATACAAATTATCCAAAACTCAATATAAAAATCTTATCGATTATATTCAAAATCAATATGAAAAATCACTTATTCAAGCTGGAGAAGTCGTTGGTATAACTGCAGCACAAGCATTCGGAGAACCAACAACACAAATGACTTTAAATACTTTCCATTCTGCAGGAATGGCTGGAGCAAATGTTACATTAGGTGTTCCTAGAGTAGAAGAAATTATTAAATTTAAAAAAATAATATCTGCACCAACCATTTATTTAATACCACATACTGAATTGTCTAATAATTTAAAACATTTAGATAAAATTGTAAATAATTTATTATATCATGAATTTGAAGATATTATATCAGAATGTGACTTTGTTCCAAATAAAACAGATGATAGTAAATTTTCTTGGAAATTAATTATGAAATTTAACAATATTAAAGAAATTTCTGAAATAAATATCAAAAATAAAATAAAACAATTTCTAAATAGTTATCCTAATATAGTTACTGAATATGAAATCAGTTCTATTAAAAATACAGAAATGATTGTTTTATTAAATAACGATAATAGAAAAACAACTAAACGACAATTACAATCTTTAGCACTCTTGAAAAAAAATTTATATAAATTTAAAATAACAGGAATTACTGGAATTACATCAGCATTTAGAATTGAAACCGAAAAATTAATAAACCAAGACGGACAAACTTCTTTGAAAAAGATAAAAAATAAAATTTCATCTAAAAATATGATATATGTTAATGGAACTAATTTACAAGAACTTTTACAAATAGATGGAATAGATCATGCTTATACTATTTGTAATGATCTATATCAAATAAAAAAAACACTCGGTTTAGAAGCTGCTCGGTTTGGATTTATTAATGAAATGAAATCTATTTTTGATTTTTATGGTATTCATATTACAAAACATCATTATGAATTATTAGCTGATTGCTTAATGTACAAAGGTAAATTTATGTCAGTTGATAGAAATGGAATTAATAGAAGAAATACTGGACCTTTAACACGAGCATCATTTGAAGAAACTTTTACAATGTTTATGAATGCTGGGGCATTAGGTGAATATGATGGATTATTTGGTGTCAGTGGTAATGTAATTATTGGTAATAAACCTGATTTTGGAACCGGATTACCTCATATTATTATTTAAATAATAATTATAATTTTTTTTTTATTTCTGTATTTATAATATAATATAATATTTAATTTCACAATATGAATCAAGAAAGTAAAATTGTAAAAAAAATGGGATATAATTCATATTACATTAAAAAAATTTCATCAATAAAAGATTTTAAAAAAAGAAGAAAATATTTATTTAAATTAGTTTCTAATTATTCAAAATTTCACAATATTCAGTGTAATATTAAATCACAATATTGTAAAAATATTCAATATGGTGGAGATGGAAATATTACTAGTCCAAACAAAAATAGAAGTGCAAAAGAACTTTTAGACATAATAAATAAATATATTAAAGATTTAGAACAACGAGAATTAAAATTATCACAATTACGTGAGATTGAAACCAAAACATTACGTTCTGAAAATACTATTTTTGCAAAAAATAATAAAAAATTGAAATCAGAAAATACAAAATTTATAGATGATATAGAATCTCTGAAATTAAAACTTATTGCCTTAGAGGGGGAATTTAAAATTAAAGACAATTTGTCAATAACAAGAATAAAAACTTTAGAAAATATATTTATAGATTTTACTATTAAACAAATTTACTTTCTTAAAAGTATTTTAGTACAGATATATACAGAATATAATATGTATAATGATTTAAATATTCTACTAAGATTAATGAGAATTTCTAGTGAATCTAGCACACCTGTTCGTGAGTCAAAAACAAATAATGAAAGATTAGATTTTATAAATACAGAAAATTATAGTTATTTGCAAGATTCTATCTATTCATTTAATTGGGGTATTTGTAATCTATTTCACAGAACTGGAATATTATTACCTAGCAATATAATTCCAATTATTACTACTAAAAACAATCATGTAGGATGGATAGATAATGATGATAATAACAAAATTATTTATAGAAAAGGATCATCTTTTGTAAATAATGATGAAAAAATAACATATACAAAAATATCAGAAAAAGATATCGATATCAAAAATTTTGATGAAATATCTCAACATATTCTTGATTTTGATACGGCAAAAGATAAATTAGCAAGAATTGATTTACAAAAACTACATATCATAATTGATGAAGGATTAAATATTTTAATGAATAATTGTTCATGTGAAACAATGTGTACATATCAATATGAAGGTAAAGTAACCCATTGGTGTAAATTACCATATAAACCTACATGTGCAAGAGGGCAACAAGGATATACCGCATATAGTAAAAATTGTAACCCATTAAAAAAGGTTAGTAACCATGTTTATATAACTGAAAAATCAAAAAAAACAAAAACAAAACAATATTATATCGGTTCACACCCATACGCATCTAATACAAATGAAAAAAATAATAAACATTGTATATACGATACAAGTAACAAAAAAGTTATATTATCAGATAAGAAAAAATGCGACTTTGTTAAAATAACCGTCAAACAATTATTAGATAACCGAAACAATGACGTTCACGAGGAACAAATAATAAAACTATCAGAAAATATTAATAATGCTATTAAAGATATTGAAGAAAAAAAGATAAATTAAAATTGAATTATATCCATTCAATATAATTCAATTAAAACAATTAAAATATTTAAACATTTAATATATTTTAGATAAATCACAATGAATACAGAATCTACTGAACGAACAGTTAACTTTTTTCTTGGTTCTAAAGAAATGAAACAACTTGATAATGAAACAGCAACAAATAAATCAGAAATTTATATTATTATTCAAAATGATAAACTTCAATCTGAAGTTATGACTTTACGTGAAGAAAATGGTAAACTTAAAAACGATTATGAAGTATTAGAAACTGATTCTGATAAAACAGAAGAAAGTGTAAGATATCTTCGTAATTTAAATAAAAATTTAGTAGTTATTAGAGAAGAGGAATCTCGAGTTAATGAAGGATATAAATTTTTACACAAAGCAACCGATGCTATGAATAAAAAGTTTTCAACTTTAGTTACTAATATGTTCTACATTATGTTTATGGCATTATCTACTTTAGGTGTATCACTATTTGCAGGCGTTTTTGGATATGGATTTGGTGTTATGATGTTTTTTACACTTGGTGCTATTTCTTTTGGTGTTTCAAAAATTTTCTTAAAATTTGATAAACACACTTATAAACAACTACAAAAAGAGTATCTTAATTATAAGACAAGTTTAACTCATAAACTTAAATCTATTACCGAATTGGAAAGGGGAATTAAAAAAACCGAGGAAGGTCTCCCAACTATTATGGAATTTATTGAAATTGTTTAAAAATAATATATTTTATTAAAGTTTAAAAAATTACAGGGACTGGTAATTTTTTAAATTTTAATTTATCCATTTATCATCAGATATATAATATTTCGATGCGGATAGAATTTCATCACGATTATTATTAGATTGAACATCATTCCATAATTTATCATATACTTGTGTTAATAGTTCTGTATCAATTTTAGAATTATGACCATATTTATCTCTATCTTCTTTGTCAATATTATATCTATCACATAAGGCATTTAATGTGTGCGTT